AAATAAACATTTTTATAAATACTATACAGAGAGATTATGACAACAAGAGAACTAATTGACAACATAAAAACGGGCGATGCACAACAAAGCAACAATACTTTTAATAGTATTATGCAAGATAAGATAATAAGTGCATTGGATAATCATAAACAAGAAGTTGCTTCGAAAATGTATGGAGCATCTAATGACGCTCCAGCGGTAGAAGAACCTGCTGTGGAGACAGAGACAGGGGAAGTTGAAGCGAATGCTGACGTTTAAGGAATCATTTAATGAAGTAATCGAAGCTAAATTGAAGCTCCCGAAGGGTGAAAAGGTAGCCAAGGAATTAACCAAACTTGGAAAAAAGAAAAATGTGACCGCTGTTATCACAAGCAAGTTTAATCTATATGTTGATGGTGTCAAGCTTGATAAGTATAAAGATTTAGCTAGTGCTGAAAAAGCAGTTAAAGAATTCATCAAATTAATGGGAGCGTAAATGAAGTTAATCACAGAATATACTCAGCACCAACTTGGCTATTCAATAGAGGAAGCTAAGAATGGTAAGAAGAGTACCTTTTTAGAAGGTGTTTTTATGCAAGCTGAGAACAAAAATAAGAATGGACGTATATACACACGTGAAGTTCTTACAAAAGCCGTTGATAGATTTGTCAACGAGCAAGTTATTACAGGTCGTGCAGTTGGTGAATTGAATCACCCTGATGGCCCTTCCATTAATTTGGATAAAGTTTCTCACAGAATTACTGAACTTAAATGGGATGGTAATAATGTGATGGGAAAAGCACTTATTTTGGATACCCCTATGGGTAAGATTGTAAAAGGTCTTGTTGAAGGTGGCGTGCAACTTGGAGTGTCTAGTCGTGGTATGGGAAGCCTTTCTATGAAAGATGGTGTTAACTATGTAGCAGATGATTTTATGCTGAACACAGTTGATATTGTCCAGGATCCTTCTGCCCCTAATGCATATGTAAATGGCATTATGGAAGGAGTTTCTTTTGAGCAGGATAGACCTGGTCATTTCGTTAAGGTAATTGAAGAAGGTGAGACAGAAGTGAAAGAATCTAAAGTGACGTTCTCGGAAGAGCAACAATCGGCAGGTTTTGAGCATTTCCTCTCTAAACTATAATCTCTATAGGAGAAAACATAATGTCTGAAGTTAAAGACGAAATTGTTGAAGATGTAGCAGAGGTTATCGTAGAGGATACGGAAGTAGAAGCAACGGTGGAAACACCAGAAGCACCTCTTACGGAAGCTCGTACAGTATCAGCAATACAAGCCTCAATGACAGGAATGTCTAAAGAGGGCCTTGACGCGATCTTCGAAGCAGCGAAAAAAGCAGAAGCGAAAGCTAAAGTGGAAGACGATGAAGAAGAAGAGGACGATGAAGGTGATGAAGATGAAGGCGATGTTGAAGAAGGTAAAGCTAAGAAAGAACAAGTAGATGACGAAGGTGATCTAGAAGGTAAATCAAAAGCTAAGAAAAAGAAAGTCAAAGCTGATGATGGTTCTGAAGGCGATACAGTAGAGTCTAAAAAGAAATTTAAAGAAGATGTTGAAGCGTTAATTAAAGACGAAGATACATTATCTGAAGGTTTCAAAGCGAAAGCTGAGACTATCTTTGAAGCAGCACTGCAATCAAAAATCATTTCTGAAACAGCAAAATTAGAAGAGAGATATGCTTCTGATCTAGCTGGTGAAGTTGAAGCTATTAAAGAAGATTTAGTTGACAAGGTTGACGGTTACTTAACATATGTAGTCGAAAACTGGATGAAGGATAACGAAGTTGCGATTGAGCATTCTTTGAAGTCTGAAATCACTGAGTCATTTATTGATTCACTAGGTCAGTTATTTAGTGAGCACCACATCAATGTGCCTTCGGATAAAGGAGACATCTTAGATGCTCTATCTGAAGAAGCAAAAGATGCTAAAGCTCAGTTAAATGACGCAACTGCAAATGCTATGGAACTTGCTGAGCAAGTTAAAACTTACCAACGTAAGGAAATCGTAGCAGAAGCATGTGAAGGCTTAGCGGCAACTGAAGCGGCAAAAGTAAAAGAATTAGCAGAGGCTGTTGAAGCTGATGATAACGAATCTTTTGCATCTAAAGTAGCTACAATTAAGGAATCTTACCTTAAGAAAGATACCGCGGTAGAAGCAACTCCGGAAGTTGATGCTATTACTGAGGATACACAAGAACAAGATGTTTCGGATTCAATGAAGAAGTATCTAAGCGCAATACAGCGCACAACGTCCATCTAATAGGAGAATTTTAAATGGAAATTAATAGACAAGTATTACAGGAAAAATGGGCTCCTGTACTTGAGTCTCAAGAAGCTGGCAAGATTACTGATGCACACAAGCGTCAAGTAACTGCTGTCGTTCTAGAGAACCAAGAAAAAGCATTATCAGAAGAACGTTCTTTAACGGAAACTGCTGCTAACGCTACTGGCTCAAACATTGATAATTGGGATCCTGTCCTAATTAGCTTAGTAAGACGTGCGACTCCTGCAATGTTAGCATTTGATCTAGTTGGTGTTCAACCAATGACTGGACCAACTGGCCTAATCTTTGCAATGAAGTCTAAGTACAGCACTCAAGGTGGTACTGAAGCATTGTTCAACGAAGCTGACACTGGATTCTCTGGTGCTGCTTCTGGCGATACTGGTGCTGCGGATGCTGGTAACAACGATCCGTTCTCTGGTGACGATCCTACTTCAGGTGGTTCAGTAGGTACTGACGCTGATACTGTTGCTGAGTATATGCCTGGTTCAGGTAATGCTACGGCTACTGCTGAAGCACAAGGTAACTCTGGTCCTGCTATTCCTTCAATGGCGTTCTCAATCGATAAGACTACTGTGACTGCAAAGTCTCGTGCTCTTAAAGCTGAGTACACTACTGAATTAGCACAAGACCTTAAAGCTATCCACGGTCTTTCTGCTGAAACAGAACTTGCGAACATTCTTTCAACTGAAATTTTAGCTGAAATGAATCGTGAAATTATCCGCCTTGTAAACATTGGCGCGAAAGTTTCTACTCGTGGTGCTGCTGCTGGTACATTCAATGCTACTAACACTACTGATAACGGTGGTGCTAGATGGTCAGTTGAGCGTTATAAAGCTCTAGTTCAAGCAATTGAGCATGAAGCTAACCAAATTGCTGTTGACACTCGTCGCGGTAAGGGTAACTGGGTACTAGTATCTAACAACGTTGCTGCGGCATTAAATGCTGCTGGCGTTATGGACACTGGTATGGGTGCATTAGGTGCACAGCAAATGGATTCTGACGTAACTGGCGGCTTGCTTGCTGGTACTTTGAATGGTAACATCAAAGTTTACGTTGACCCATATGCTGGTGTAGACTATTTCAACGTTGGTTATAAGGGTACTAACCCATATGACGCTGGAATGTTCTATTGCCCATATGTTCCATTAAGCATGATGAAGACAATTGGTGAGAATGATTTCCAACCAAGAATCGGATTCAAAACTCGTTACGGTATTGCTGACAATCCTTTTGTCACTGCAGGAAATAACAACAACGTATACTACAGAAAACGTAAGGTTACTAACCTATAATTTTCTAAATATACACAGTGAAATCCCCCTTAATTGGGGGATTTTTCTTTATAAATAACATTATGCCAAACTTTTTAAATCCATCGTCGTTTGTTTTAACTCTAGATAGCCAAGCTTATTCTGGAGCAGAATTCACGATTCAAACAATGATCCTTCCTGATGTATCAGTTGAAGGTGCTGCATTAAATTTTAAACAAATTAATGTAGGTAGAGCCGGTGATAAAATTAATTTCGGATCATTTGAAATATCATATCTTATTGACGAAGATCTTTTAAACTATAAAGAGATTTTTGATTGGATGAAATCTAATGTAGAAACAAAACACGCAACAACAACTTCTTCAGATCATTATAGAGACTTAACACTTACTGTTATGAACTCAGCAAATAATGTAACAAAACAAATCAAATTTGTAGATGCTTACCCGACAAGTCTTTCATCTCTTCCATTTGATATCACAACAACTGATGTAGAATATCTTACTGCAGTTGCCGCATTTGATTATTCCTATTACGAATTCGTATAAATAAATAGGGCAACGAAGCTCCCACAATGACAACGAAGTCCTTTTTAATTTTAAAAGGAATACACAATGAAAACATTACTAGAATACGTATGGCTAGATGCCGAAGAGCAATTACGTAGTAAAATAAAAATTGCTGAAGGAGATCTACAAGAACTAAGCTTAGTTCCAAAATGGTCATATGACGGTTCGTCTACCGGCCAAGCCACAGGCGATCACTCAGATTGCATACTTACCCCCGTTAAAATCTATCCTAACCCATTCCATTTCAATGGATGGCTTGTTATGTGTGAAACAGAAAAGAGATCTGCAATAAAGTTTGAAGATTCTGATGACTATTGGTTTGGTTTTGAGCAAGAGTACTTTATAATGAATGGTGGTAATAGACCACTTGGATGGCAGGATGGAGAGCCTGGACCACAGGGACCTTATTACTGTGGAGTAGGTGCAAGTAAAGTTGCTGGTCGTAAGGTGGTATCTGATCATATGATTAAATGTATTAATGCAGAGATTAATATTACTGGAACAAATGCTGAAGTTGCCTTAGGTCAATGGGAATATCAAGTGTTTAGTAAAGGTGCAAAGAATGCTGGAGATGATCTTTGGATGAGTAGATATATATTAGAGAGAGTTGCAGAAGAACATGGTTATGATATTAATATCCAACCTAAACCTCGTAAGGGTGATTGGAATGGTAGTGGAATGCATACAAACTTCTCTACAGATGAGATGAGGAATGGTGCAAGGTTAGGTACATTTACAGATATACTCAGTAAGATGCATGACAGACATGCAGAACATATAGCTGTTTATGGTAAACATAATGAAGAGAGATTGACAGGTAAACATGAGACTGCTTCTATTGATCAGTTTACATATGGTGAAGGCAATAGAGGAGCTAGTGTGAGAATACCTCTTGAGACAATTGAGTCTGGTTATACCTCAGGTTACTTAGAAGATAGAAGACCTGCAAGTAATGCTAACCCATATGACATCACAAAAGTTATTATAGATACTGTGTACAAATGAGCAAAACTATGATATAATATAACTATTATAGATATAACTAGATTATTATGAATATTGAACAAGTATTAGAGATGTGGAAGGAAGATTCCATAATAGATGATTTGAAATTAGATGACACTACTGTCAGGATGGCACGCGTACATAGTAAGTACTTAGAGTTAATTACTATATCTAAGATGCGTAGAAAGAAAAAAGATCTTGATTATAAAACATTGTTAAAAGATAAATGGTTATACTATAATGGTAAACTATCTAAAGATCAGATAGATGCATTCAAATGGGAATACGATCCTTTCGGTGGTCTGAATAAACCACTGAAAGGTGACATGAACTATTATTATGATGCAGATCTTGATATCCAAAAAGCTCAAGCAGCACTTGAATATGATAAGGTTCTTATTGAAACATTAGAAGAAATCATGAGTACAATACGATGGAGACATCAGAATATTGGTAACATAATTAAATGGAGATCCTTTGAAGCAGGAGTTTAGTCGCAAGACGCTTGAGTTATTACTCGTACATTATAACAATATGAATAAAGACTTAAAGCCTTGTGCTGAAAAGTCTAAGTTCGAAAAGCTTATAAAAGAGACTGAAGCATTACTCAAATCAAAACCTTTAGATGTAGTCTATCCTGATGGAATGACTGCTATGGAATTTGCCATACACTTAGCACATGGAAGAAATAACACTACAGACTAAAGATGCAGCCTTTCTTTATGTTGATTGTGAAGATAAAGGAATCATACAAGAACTAGCAGAGTATTTTACATTCTTTGTTCCTGGTTATAAATTCATGCCACAATTTAGAAATAAGATGTGGGATGGTAAGGTAAGACTACTTAATCTAAGAGATCAATCCATATACTCTGGTCTATACAAATATATTGCAGCGTTCGCTGCAGAAAGAAATATAGCAGTAAAAATTTTACCTCATGGTATTAAGTCAGAGGCTAACCTTCCTGGTGCACATCAAGAAGTTGATATGTCTTTTATCGATGAATATATATTACCATTTGCACCAAGAGATTACCAGTTATCTGCGGTACAATATGCACTTGAGAATAAACGAGGATTGTTAGTAAGTCCTACAGCTTCAGGTAAATCTTATATCATATATCTTATGATGAGATACTACTTAGATATGAGCTATGACCATATTGCAGATAAGGTATTATTGATTGTTCCTACTACATCACTTGTTAAACAAATGGTGGGAGACTTTGCAAAATACTCTGAGAATGATCCTAACTTTGATGTAAACGGATGTCATGAGATTATGGCAGGTTTAGATAAAGGTCATAAGACTAAAAAGATCTATGTGTCTACATGGCAGTCTATATACAAAATGCAAAAAGGATATTTCGAACAGTTTGGTATGGTTATTGGTGATGAGGCTCATGGATTTAAAGCTAAATCACTTACAAGTATCCTTACTAAAT